CACCCCCGCCGGCGACTATCAGGTTGTGCAGGCCGGTGACGGGCAGCTCGCGCTGCGCCCGCTGGACGACGCCAGAAGCCCCGGCGGTTACTACTTCTTCAATATGGTGAAGCGCCAGCACCACGTCGGTATCCACCCCGTCACGGGCGTTGTCTGGTACCAGAACGCGCCCTGCCTTGCGGAGCTTGAGGGTGACGACTACTGGTCGCACATAGGTGGTGGGGCCTGCTCCTAATCGGATGGATATCAGTCTGCCAGAGGCGTTCCTGCCCCTGTATGAGAGTGACAGCCGGTACAGGATTGCTGTAGGCGGTCGAGGCAGCGGCAAGTCGATGACGGTGGCCATGCTGTGCATTCTGGAGGCCATCCAAGGCAAGAAGATACTGTGCTGCCGTGAGTACCAGAACTCGATCGCCGAGTCTGTACACGCCCTGATATCCAGTCTTATTGACAGCCTAAAGGTATCGGGCTTCACGGTGACCCGCGACAAGATCTCCCACAGCAGTGGCGGGGAGATGATCTTTAAGGGTCTGGCGCGTAATGCGGAGAGCATTAAGTCGCTGTACGGCACGGACGTGTGCTGGATCGAGGAGGCGCAGACGATCTCTGAGGAGTCCCTGCGGCTGCTGACACCAACGATCCGGGAGGCGGGCAGTTACTTCTTTATTACTGCCAACCCCCGATCTGAGGCTGACCCACTGACGGAGCGGTTCCTGAAGGGTCGAATGCTCACCCTGCGGCAGGAAGGAATCTACCGTGACGAGACTCACACGATTATCCGCGCGAACTACAGCGAGAACCCATATTTTCCTGCTGAACTTGAGATTGAGCGCCAGAAGGATAAGGCGACGCTGTCGGACGCTGAGTACGAGCACATTTGGGAAGGTCAGACGCTGGATGAGGTTGACACGTCGATCATCATCCCTGACTGGTTTAACGCGGCGGTTGGTCTCGCGGAGCAAGTTAAGGTACGTCCCAGCGGCGCCAAGGTCGTAGCGCATGACGTCTCGGACTTGGGCAAGGACGACAAGGCGGTGGTGGTACGCCACGGGCCGGTCATTCTCAAGGTTGACGCGAAGTCAGACGGCACAGCTAGCGATGGCCTTGATTGGGCTATACAGCACGTTGATGATTTTGCGGCTGATACCTTTATCTGGGATTCAGACGGAATCGGTCTGGGCCTTGCTCGCGAAGTCGAGCGCCAGCTCGGTCCTAGGAATGTAAGGACGGTGCCATTTCACGGCGGCGAGCGCCCCGACAACCCAGACCAGATGTACGACGGGCACCGCACCAACAAGGATGCCTTCTTTAATCGCAGGGCGCAGGCGTACTGGAACCTTAGAGACAGGTTTTATAAGAGCTACCAGCTCAGTCAGGGCGAGTACATAGACCCCGACGAGTGCATTTTTCTGGACCCCGACATGCCCAACCTGAGCGCACTGCGCGCCGAGGTGTGCCGGATACCGAGGAAGCCCAACGCGCACGGCAAGATCCAGTTGATGACCAAGAGCGAGATGGCCAAGCCGCCACTTAATCTGCCGTCACCAAACCTAGCTGACGCGCTGGCTTATGCGTTCGCGATATCGGACGACCTGACATACACGGGCTGGTCGAAGCCAATCGAATACAAAGAGGCCTATATCTAGTGCTAGATAAAGACGAAATCATGGGCATTATTGCCGCCGAGATGAGCAACGCCGGAAACGACGAGCTTGTCCAGAAGAAGCGCGTTGCGACTGCCTACTACCACGGGGTGGAGCCCGCCCCGATAGACATTAAGGGCCGCTCCTCCGTTGTTTCAACGGACGTTGCGGACGCCGTTGAGTGGCTACTGCCCAATATCGTCGAGAGCCTCTCTGGCAAGTCTGTGAAGTTCATGGCGATGTCGGCGCAGGACGAGGATCAAGCCGACCTAGAGACCGATTTAACGCACTTTGTGTTCTCCGAGGAGAACCACGGCTACCTGAACCTTTATGAGGCCGCGAAGGACGCCCTGCTGACTGGGGTGGGTATTTTCAAGATCTACTACGACGACACCCCCGAGCGTGTTGTTGAGCACTACCAAGGAATTGACGACAACCAGCTGCAGGCCCTCATTGGGGACCCCATGCTGGAGGTCACTGAGATTGAGCGTTCTGAGACTGACGGCATCGCGGTCACCGCCGCCAGAATCATTAAGAACGGACAGGTTAAGGTGGAGGCTGTTCCGGCGGAGGAGTTTAGGGTCAGTGATGACGCTGATTCGTTGAACCTCGCTGAGGCACGATTCGTTGCCCACACGACCCGCAGGTCGGCCTCTGACCTTCTCGCCGCGGGCTATGACCCCGAGCTGATCGAGAACGCCACCCACGACCACCTAGAGCGCGGTGACTGGCGTGACTACTCGACGCCGGACGTTGACGACAGCCAGAAGCAGATCGTTGTCTCTGAGTGCTACACCTACATGGACATCAATGAGGACGGTGTCAGCGAGCTGGTGAAGGTCACGGTGATCGGCGAGTCCAACCCCAGCGAGATTTTAGATATTGAGGAGGTCTGCGAGATCCCCTTTGTGGCGATGTCCGCCATACCCATGCCCCACAGCTTCATGGGCATGTCGGTGTTTGACCGCCTGAAGCAGGTGCAGGACGTTAAGACCGCCGTACTCAGATCCACCCTTGATTCTTTTTACCAGTCGGTAAACCGAATCAAAGTCGTTCAGGAGGGCTCGGTCAACCTTGACGATCTCTTGGTCAACCGGCCCGGTGGCATTATCCGTGCCAAGGGGCATAACGCCGTCACTGAGCTGGGTGGAACCTTTTTCGGCGGCGAGGCGCTACAGCTCCTGCAGTACGCAGATACTCAAAAAGACTCAAGGGTAGGCGTCAGCCCCGACATGGCGGGCCAAGCCAACCTGATCAACAACGAGTCGGCCCACGGCGTCGAGCGCATGATGTCGGCAAAGGAGATGCTGGTGGGCCTTATGGTTCGCAGTATTGCCGAGACCGGCATCCGTCCAGCTTACAAGATGGTGCGTGACCTCATGGTGCGTTACCAGAACGCTGTGACGCCTTTTAAGTTCCGTGGTCAGTGGATGAACATCAACCCGAGCACATGGGGCGACAGGTCCAGAATGATGGTCACCGTGGGCACTGGTGCCTCTGATGACCAGCAGAAGATGGGCACGCTGATGCAGATGTTGCAGGTACAGCAGGGCATGATGCAGACCGACCCCATGAACCCTTTGGTTGACTACAACAAGATCTACAACACCCTCGACGAGCTGTCCGACCTTTCCGGCGTGGGCGAGGGCGAGAAGTACTTCTACAACCCGATGAGCCCCGAGGGCCAGCAGTTCCAGCAACAGAAGGCGCAACAAGGGCAGGCCCAGCAACAGCAGGCCATGCAACAACAGCAACAGCAGTTGCAGATGCAGCAGATGGCCCTAGATGCCCAGCAGAAGGTCGCGCAGGCCGAGCAGGTCAAGGCGCAGGCCACGATGCAGAACGGCCAGCTCAAAGAGCAGATTAACGCCATGAAGGCCCAGCACACGCAGGAGCTTGAGCAACTCAAGACCGCGCTACAGGCCGCGAAGGATCAGAAGCAGAGCGACTTCCAGATTCAGCAGCTCAAGACCAACGCCGCGCTGAAGCTCACCGAGCTTGAGATCAACGCCAAGCGGGACTTGAACAAGGACATGCAGGATAACCAAGGAGCGGTTAATGGAAGTGGATCTACAAAAGGAAGCGAGGAGAGGGCGGGCAGCACGAGCTGAGTTGGCCCTAGTTAAGGAGCATATCGACGAGGAGAAGCAACGACTGTTTGGTCAGTTCTGCGACCCGCGTAACGAAGAGGAGATTTATGTAATTCGGGAAGAAGCCAAGGCGCTTAGTCGTGTCGAGGACTTCCTTAACGAGCTGGTCACCACGGGTGCGCTGGCAGAAAAAACTAATGAAGGAGAAGTAAGTGATGGACGCTAATTCTAACCAGCAGTACGAGGGGGAACGCGGAAACACTGTAGATCAGGTGGCCGAGCTGCTAATGGCAGACGAGCCAACTGTAGACGAGGAGATCAAGAAGGAGGAGGCGGTTCATCGCCCCAACGATGATGACCTTGTCGATGATAGTGAAGAGTTAGAGGTTGAGGCAGCGCAAGAGTCAGACGACGAGGTCGAAGACCCCGAAACAGACGACTCCAATGAGCATGAGACCGACGACGACGATGGACTGGCAGCTTTGGCTGCTGAGCTTGGATTAGACGCGGACAAGCTGACCCTCTCAGAGGACGGCGAAATCCTTGTCAATCTCAAGGTCAACGGCAAAGACCAGCAAATCGATTTAAAGGAGGCGATCTCCCAGACGCAATTTAGTAAGGCCAACGATGAGAAGGCCCGAACGCTTGCCGAGGAGAGAAAGACCTTCGAGTCTGAAAGGAAGCAAGTAGCGGAAGCGTACCAGCAGCAGTTACAGCAGGTGCGTGGTTTGGGTGAGATGCTGCAGCAGAAGCTGATGCAGGATTTCCAAGGTGTCGATTGGGACAGGCTGAGAGTCACAGACCCAGCCGAGTGGACTGCCAAGCAGAGAGAGTTCGAGCTACGCAACCAAGAGTTGCAACAGGCTGGAGTGATGCTTGGACAGCAAATGCGATCCGAGCAGGAGCAACAGTCCCAGCAGGAAGCGCAGTGGAGGGCAGAGGTATTGCAATCCGAGCGCGAGAAGATGATCGAGAACAACCCAACGTGGCGAGACGACGAGAGGATGAAAGGCGATCTTACTAAGATCGTGGAGTACGCCAAGCAAGTCGGTTTCGACGACGAGGAGTTGCAGGACGTTATCTACTCCCGGCATGTGGAAGTTTTGAAGAAGGCCATGCTGTACGACCAAGGCAAGACAGTTGCCGACAAGAAGGTCAAGCAGGCACCCAAGATGCAACGAGCCTCCAATGGTCGCTTTGTCAAACAGAAGGGTGGCAAAGTTCAAAAACTAATTGAGCGAGCACAGAACGCCAAGGGCGCAAACAAAAGGGACGCGCAGGCTGATGCTGTGACCGCTCTGCTCATGGGAGAGACATAACATGTCAGCAGCAAATATTGACAGCTTCGACTTAAAGTCGATTGCAAAGGGAGGCGTCATCAATGAGGACGTCATGCAGAAGATCTTCGACATCTCGAAGATTCCCCTGCCTTTC